TCTTTTGATCGGTCGCGATTGACCGCTACAACCTATGCTGGCGCATAGGCTGGCGCGGGGAATCAGTCCTCGATTAGCACTTCATCGGATTCGATAGCTGAATTGAGTTCGAACCAAACGCATTCAAGCTCAGAGGAAACTTGCGCGATAGCCTCGGTGACTTCAGCGGGGAATAAATCGGCATTCTCACCGTCCATTCCATTGTAACGAAAGGACTGTGCTGCTGCTGTCATAAAGGAAAGCAGCGTCTCAAAAGCGGATTCGATGGATGGATTACCGCGCAGAGTCAAATCGGTGACTCGATGTTCTCCGAATGGGCCGTCCAAGATGAAGCCGGACGGAGACAACGAAACGGTGATTTGTTCGCTTCCTTGACCGATTGAAACGGCGGGAAACAAGCGGGCTGAGATAATGAATGGCGAGTGGAGTGTCATGGATTGATTGGCTTTTGATTCGGCACGATTGCCGATTGCTGCCCACCGTTGCCGATGGACAGGATATCGGGAATCAGGACAGTTTGAAGAGAGAGCGAAAGTCAGCGTAGTCGTAGCACAAGTCCGTTGAGAAGCGGTAGACTCCGATATCTTCGTCACCGTCGGAACGTCGAACCGTGACGAATTGCCACTTTTCACCGTCTAGGGTAAACGGGTCTTCAAAGGAACGGAGGCGAAGGAATTCAACGAGTTTCATGGAAGGAATGGATGGAGGGTTAGAACTGGGAACGGAAGAAAATGAAGAAGAAGGCGTAGCCCATCGCAAGGTACGTCAAAGCTAGGACTAGGAAGGACGCGAGTTTTTTGAGCATGGGAAGGGGTGAGTTAGGCGTTGACGCATTCGACAAGGCGAAGCACCCATCTGTCCGCTTCGTCGGACTTGGTAGGCTTGCTGCCGAATATCGCCACGGCACCATTAATGTTGTCCCAGTCGACGTCCCAGTTATTGCGTCGCAGCCAAACGGAGGCAGCTTCAATATTGGAGACTGTGACGGTGACGGTACTGTCCAAGGCGATTGAATCAGCGATGGCGGTGTGGAGAGCGTTAATCTCAGCGGTGTTCATTACGGAGACACTATGGGGCAAAAGCTTGTCGCTTGCAAACTTTATTTCGATTTATTTTGAGATTGTTTCAACGGGTAGGGGTTGAAACTGCCCGCTATCCTTACCCTCAGACGAAATAAAAATGCGAAATTTAACGTTAAAGTGGCACACAATATGTGGTGGTGTGCTGATTTTGGGTACACTACAGGTTGTGGTGTCAGATTGTTCTACGTGGAACAAATCAGATTGCGAAACGGTACCTAGCGTTGCAAGGTACTTGGCATGAAAGGGAAGCAATGGGAAAAGGCTAAGGCACTCTATTTGGCTGGCAAGTCATGGAAAGCGATTTCAGACGAAACGGGAATAGTTCAATCGACTCTGCAGTCCAAGGCATCAAGGGATGATTGGACTAAGTTCAGGAAGGGAATGAGGGACACAATCTCTTCTAAAGAAATTCAATCCCTAGAAAGCCTGTCCGCGCTTGTCCGGTCTAAGCTCGCGGCGGACGCTGCCAGCACGCTAGAAAGGATAGACAGCTACGACCTCGACGGCATCAAGGATGAAGCGACTAGAGAACAAGTGCTTGGATCGGTCGCAAAGCGAAGCGCGCTTGTGTTTGGCTGGAGTGAACAGGGCGAAGCGACGTCCGTCTCAATCAATCTCCTTGGTTCAATGCCAGATAAGTTCCACGTGGAACAAGTCGTGAGTGAACCGGAAACCAAGTGAATATAACACACCTTGTGCAACGCAAGGCAACTTGTGATCGACATAAGCTGAGCTAATGGGCAGAAAAGGATTGTTTTCCTATAGGATAAGTCGAGATTGACTGGCGAGGGTACGACCCCCTTTGGGGGTGGGCTTCGTATACGATACCCCCCTCAAAAATTTTCCACCTTTTTGACCGTGCTAAACAAAGTAAAAATTGGTCAAACTGTTTCTTTAACATACGCAGAGCGCAAGTTGGCTTATTTCGTGGCGAAGCATAGGAATGGTAACAATCGTCATTTCAATGTGGTTAATTTGAAGGTTAGTGTGGAGTCATCTGCGAGTGTTGATTTGGAGGGAATGTGTGGTGAGATTGCGTTCTGTAAGTTGTTTAATGTGTATCCTGATCTGGATACCGACCGACCTCCTCCGCATCCGTTGTATGACTGTGTGTTGAGTGATGGTTCTAGGATCGATGTGAAGACGACCAAGTATGAGACTGGCAAGCTATTGGTCGATGCGAGGAAGAACAGTTCGAAGACTGCTGGTGTGGATTTCTATGCGTTGATGATCGGATCGTTTCCTGGACCGTACAGTTTCAGGGGATTCATTGCGAAAGAGGACATGATCAAGCCTGGGAGGATTGGCCTACTGTGCGGTAATAAGTCTTACATAGCGGAGCAGCATGAGCTATTTGCCAATCCTTCAACCGCCTAATTTTAATTGACTAAGTAGACGTTCTTATGTCTCAGTCCGCGTAACGACCTTAAGAACGGCGTTCGTTTGGTCAGCGAATGCAAACTGTCTAAGCGGCGATGACGCTCCGCAAAATGGAATGGTGGGCAGATCAGCCATCGTGTGATGGATAGGATGGCCTACCGATAGATTCGGTTTAACGTCGGTTTAATTTTTTCATCTCTCATGGCTTGTCCTAATGTCTTCAACGCCTTCGCGGTGGCTACTGAGTCGCTCGCGCAGGACGTCTATAAGCGGGCTTCGTATCGCTCGATGTGGCTCAACTTGATTGAGCGCGGCGAGTATCCTCAGGGTACTGGTTTGACCCAGACCTCATTCACCACCACCTCGATTGAGCCGACTGCGGCTGAGAGCTGGTCGGCCATCACGCTTGCGAGCGGTATTCCGGGCGATAACGGCGGCGCTTGCGATGTCACCTATAATGACGTTCCGGTCGGTTACAGTGCGGTTACCTGGAGTCCTGAGCGTTTCGCGCTGAAAGGTCCGCTGTTGTGTAAGGATGATCTGACCTTTGATCATCGTGTGGAGGCGTTCTTGCGTGTTTACCTGGAGAAACTGTCGATTCGTGCGCAGCGTTCTTGGGAGACTCGCTATCAGAACATCTTCGCGAAGTACGGCATCAAGGCGATTGCCGATTCGAGCTTCACCCAGACTGAGACGATTCCGTCCGGTGTGAATGAGTTCCCCTGGATTGATGGCGTTTCGACTGGTCAGGCGCTGAATCAATCCACGTCTGAGCTGACTCAGGAAATGTTGGATGTCGCTGCTGCCACGCTGATCCGTAATGGCGCGACGAATCCCGACAGTTCCGGTTTCATCAGCTATTCGAGCGACGGCCCGGTGTTCCCGTTGTACATCGGTCTGGAGGCTTCGCAGCGTATCGCTCAGAACAACCCTCAGTTCCGCGATGACATTCGCTATGCCGATCAGGGCAGTGGTTCTGGCGCTGAGTTGTTGAAGCGCATTGGTGCGAATCGGGTGATTAAGAACTTCCGGCATGTTCCGAATCTGTTCCCGCCCCGGTTCACCTACGCTGGTGGTAAGTACACGCTGGTGCAGCCGTTCACCAGTTCGAACGGTACGAAGGGCAGTGTTTACAGCGTCAACCCGAGCTGGTCTACCGCTCCGTACGAGGCTGCGTTCGTTGTTACGCCGTATGTGTTCAAGAGCCATATCGTTCGCCCGGTAAATCGGGTTGGCGACTTGGCGTGGATGCCTACGAACTACATGGGCGAGTGGCAGTGGGTGACTGGCGCGTATAAGCTGAACGTGGAGTGCGCCGATCCGCTGGACAAGAAGGGACAGCATTACGCTGAGTTCGTTCATGCTCCGGAGCCGATCTTCACGAACCAGGGCATGACGATTATCTTCCGTCGTTGCACTGGTGCGCTGACCCAGATTATTTGTAGCTAACGCTTCAAACGCTCATACGAAAGAATCCGCAGGTCGAAAGGCTTGCGGGTTTTTTGTTTTTACGTATCTTTTCGCCGGCATTGTACAGTCCCTCAAAACGAGGACACCCTTCATCGACCCGAAAGGTTGGTGAGGGGTTTTTCATTGACACTGTAGGCCACCAAGTAATGCTTCCGTCATGCCGGTTTTTACCATCCCCAAAGGCGTTGAAATCCCTGAGAATTTGAAGGAAGGCGAGGCTTTCCAGACGATGGCTACTATCGTTCTTGGAAAGGATGGGAAGGCCGAGGTTATCGAGATTGATGGAATGGCCATTCCTGGATACGAGAAGAAGTCGAAGGGCAAGAAGATGGCTGAGAGTGGTGATGAGGATAGCGAGGACGAGGGGGAAGGGAAGGCTGCCCCAGGCGGTGGAGGCTTCATCGCTGAGGTTATGCAACGTGGTGCTGGTCCGATGGCTTCCTAAACATTAAAGAATATGGCAACCATCACATGTAGCGACGCTGAAACGCTTATCAATGAGGCGGCATCGCTTGGGTGCCGTTCTCCGCGTGAGCAAGAGTTGGCCAAGCTTGCCTTGGAAAACCGCATCTCGACCTATCTCCAGAGTGGCGGAATGTCTGTTGGAGCTTATCGGTCAGTTACAACGAGTGGAGCTGTTACTTCAAGCGACTATCTGATCATTGCCGATGCCACGGCTGGAACGATTACGATGACGTTGCCGCAGGCTTCTCTTGTTCCGGGTCGGATTTACGCCTTCAAACGGATCAATTCCGGCGCAAATACGGTTATTATCGACGGTTACGCGAGCGAGACGATTGATGGTAGTCTGACCCATACACTAACTCCGCAGTGGAATAGTCTGACGATTATGACCAATGGTGTAGCGTGGTTCATTCTGGCTGATCATTGATATGGCTAACATCTCTTGCGAGAATGCGTTCGCGTTGATTACGGAGGCTTACGGGGCTTCGTGCAAAAGTCCGCGTGAACGCAATTTGCTGGAGATTGGCCTACTCTGGAGAGCTGCAAGGTTTTCATCCCCTTCGGTTATCTCGTGCGAAAGCGCCAAAGCACTCATTGATGAGGCGTATGGAGCATCATGCAAGAGTCCTAGAGAGAGACAATTGCTTGAACTTGGCATTCTGAACAAATCTGTCGTTTCCTGATCCGCTTAAAAACATAAAGCAATGGCACAGCAAATTATCAATCTTGGATCTGTTCCGAATGATGGGACTGGAACTCCGCTGCGAACTTCTTTCCAGTACACCAACAATAATTTCGCCGAGCTTTACACAGCAGTTGGACCTAACGGAAATAACATTACATGCCCTGGCAATGGTTCGTTTGCAGGAGTTGGTAATTTTGGTGGTGCGGTATCTGTTTGTTCTGGATTAAAACTTTGGAGAGGACTTAATCAAGATTCAGATAGCATTGGAATCGGAGCTGGTTCAATTGAACAGACATCAACTGGAGCAGGTTCAAATTTAGCAATTGGATTTTATGCATTAGGG